AATGGCAAAGGCGGAACGCGCCCCGAGAACGACACAAGGCCCAAGAACTCAGGGGAAAAGAAATGAAAATCACAAAAACACAACTTAAACAGATCATTAAAGAAGAAATGGAAGAGATATCAGGGGGTTTTGATCCTCAAACCGGATTTCCTTTAACTCCCGAGGCTTTGCAAAAATGTGTTAACGATCCGAACTGTTTAAAACGCGTCGAGCCCGTGCTCGACGCATGGCAGGAGAGCCTCAAGGCTAAACTTGGAGCCGAATATCCAAAACTTGGAAACTTTATGTTTAAAATAATTACGCATGCGATCATCGCGGGGAACAGCGTGGAAATAACCCCCGACCAGCGGTTCATTGCGCTGTTGATCATGCTGAAGAAGCGCCCCGCCGAATAAGCTACCGGCGAAAAAAGGAAAACATTATTATGAAAATCACAAAAACACGCCTAAAGCAAATTATCAAAGAAGAGTTGGCTCGATCGGACGAGGGAATTGAAGATATTTCTGATGAAGATGTGTTGCCTGCAGCGGAGCCTTCAAAATGGAGCCAGGAAGGTGCTTCCCCCGAGGAACGGCTTCTTCATGCTCTCTGGATGAAAGATGAGATATATCCAAAATTGGCTGCGATGGGAAATACAGCAGAAGAAGTGGCAGAGAAATTAGGTGTCTCCGATCCCGAAGTTGTTGAGATAATCGATCGTGTTATGAGAAAGAAACATGAGAAAGGGAGATTAGGACAACAAGTGGGGGACTATCTTGCAGGTGTTCCAGGTGTCGATTATCCATATCCCGATTGAACACATAGAAAGATGAATGACCTACAAATTAACAAAAAAGCAAATATTAAAAGAAATTGTAAAATGCGGTAAAGATCCGTCTTATTTTCTTAAAAATTATGCCCGCATATCACATCCGATGCGCGGGCTAGTTCTTTTTAATACATATGATTATCAAGATCAATTATTACAAGATTTTGTAAATTATCGTTTTAATTCCATCAACAAGGGGCGCCAATTAGGTATTTCGACTTTAACTGCTGGCTATATTGTTTGGCTTATGCTTTATCATCGCGATAAATCAATTATGGTTATGGCAACTAAATTTGATACCGCCGGCAATCTTGTGAGAAAAGTCAAGAGCATTATGAAGAATTTGCCCGACTGGATTAGAATTGCCAATATCACTACAGATAACAGAACATCTTTCGAGTTATCCAATGGTTCATGGATCAAAGCAGCTTCAACATCTGGCGATGCTGGCCGTTCCGAAGCATTGTCTCTTTTGGTTCTTGACGAAGCGGCCCACATTGAAGGCTTGGAGGAACGTTGGACAGGCTTGTATCCTACGCTTTCTACCGGTGGCCGATGCATTTCGATTTCTACTCCTAATGGTGTTGGGAATTGGTTTCATAAAACATGTGTAGGGGCAGAAGATGGCACAAACGATTTTCATTTGACCACTCTTATGTGGCATGTGCATCCCGAACGAGATGAGGAATGGTTTAAAAAAGAAACCAGAAACATGTCTAAACGTCAAATCGCACAAGAACTAGAATGCAATTTCAATACTTCTGGCGAAACTGTAATAGATTCAGAGGCCATAGACTGGATTCAGTCGAACATTAGAGAACCGAAATATCGCACAGGCTTTGATCGTAATTTTTGGATTTGGGAAGAACATGATCCTAGCTGCAATTATTTGATCGTAGTTGATGTGGCGAGAGGAGATGGCGCCGATAAATCAGCATTTCATATTTTTAAAATAGAAACTATGGAAGTCATTGCTGAATACCAAGGAAAGCCAACGCCTGATTTATACGCCAATATGTTAAATCAAGTCGGACGAGAATTTGGCAATGCCATGATTGTTGTAGAAAACAATTCTATTGGCTATACTGTTCTTGACAAATTAATAGAATTTGGTTATTCTAATATATATTATTCTATTAAGTCTACACATGAATATGTGGAACAACACATAGGAGAATATAAAAATTCAGCAATTGCCGGCTTTTCTACAACATCAAAAACCAGACCTTTGATTGTGGCGAAATTGGAAGAGTTTATAAGAAACAAACTAATTAAAACGTATTCTTCTCGTTTAGCAAACGAATTAAGAACTTTTATTTGGTATAATGGAAAACCACAATCTATGAGAGGGTATAATGATGATTTGGTAATGGCTTTGGCAATTGGTTGTTGGGTACGTGATACGGCGCTGCAGGCAAATGCAAGAGAACTGAATTACCAAAAAGCTTTTGTTGACGCTATTATTACATCAAAGACGACTTTTAATACAAGAATAAAAGGCCAAATAGGCTATACTGGCGAGGATACTAATAGCAAAAAAGAAGAAGCCAAAAGATTATATTCTGAATATATGTGGATAATTAAGTGAGGGCATAAATGGCACCAAAAAATCCGAAACAAGGTAAAAATCCTGCAAATAGAGAATCAACGTTATTCAAGCAACTTACACGTCTATTCTCTGGGCCGATTATTAACTATCGTTCCCAATCAGGAAGAAAGATTAGAAAGCAACATATAGATAAATTTTCTTCTAGGTTTAAATCAGCATCTGGACAGCAGTTCAAAAAGCAAACATATAATCCATTAGATACTATTGCTGCTAATGCAATAGCCAACCAAAGACGATCGGAGCGTTATGTTGATTTTGATCAAATGGAGTACACGCCCGAAATCGCATCGGCTCTTGATATTTATGCCGATGAAATGACCACTTTTTCTGATTTATCTCCGATGTTAAAGATTAAATGTTCTAACGAAGAAATCAAAGCGCTTCTTGGTATCTTGTATCACAATATTCTGAATGTAGAATATAATCTTTTTGGCTGGTGCCGCACAATGAACAAGTATGGTGATTTTTTCTTATATTTAGATATTGATGATAACCATGGTATTCAGTCTGTAATCGCTCTTCCATTGCAAGAAGTTGAAAGATTGGAAGGCTTGGATACCACAAATCCAAATTATATTCAATATCAATGGAATACCGCCGGTATGACATTCGAAAATTGGCAAATTGCTCATTTTCGTATTTTAGGTAATGACAAATATACGCCTTATGGAACTTCTGTTCTTGAGCCCGCACGCCGCATTTGGCGCCAGCTAACATTAATGGAAGATGCGATGATGGCTTATCGTATTGTTCGTTCTTCTGAAAGAAGAGTTTTCAAGATTGATGTCGGTGCTATTCCGCCGCAAGAAGTTGAACAATATATGCAAAAAATTGTGACCACACTAAAGCGCCACTCTATTGTTGATAAAGACACGGGCAGAATCGATTTACGTTATAATCCAATGTCTATTGAGGAAGATTACTTTATTCCTGTCCGGGCCGGTTCTGTCACAGATATTCGAAGTTTGGCAGGCGCCTCAAACATTACGGCCATTGATGACATTAAATACCTTCGCGATAAATTGTTTTCTGCTCTTAAGGTTCCACAATCTTATTTGACAATGGGCGAAGGTGCGGAAGAAGATAAAACAACGTTAGCACAAAAAGATATTCGGTTTGCTAGAACTATTCAAAGATTACAGCGCACAGTTATTCATGAATTAGAAAAGATCGGAATTATCCATCTTTATACACTTGGTTATCGTGCCGATGATCTCATTAGTTTCAAACTATCTTTAAACAATCCAAGCAGAATTGCTGAATTGCAAGAACTTGAACATTGGGATAAGAAATTCTCGATTGCTGCTAACGCAACTGAAGGATTTTTCTCTCGTCGTTGGATTGCTGATAATGTTTTTAATTTGTCTCATGAAGAATTTTTGCGTGGTCAGCGTGAGATGTTCTATGATCGTCAACACGATCAGGCTCTTGAAGCATTGGCCGAAGAGGCTGCAGCCGGCGGCGGCGGTTTGGGCCTGGGTGGCGAAGAAGAGGGAGGCTTGGGTCTCGGTGGTGAAGAATTGGGCGCCGAACTTGGAGGAGAAGAACTTGGAGGAGAAGAAGGGGCAGAAGAAGAAGAGCCAACTTTATTGGCCGCACCTCCAGGTTCTCGTGATTCGCCCCGACTTGCCAAGTCTCTCGGCAAGCGTGCGAGAGTAGGAGAGAAATATGTCACCAAAGGCTCTAAAGGAAAAGTTTATCAGCAAGTCGCTCATCCGGACAAGTCCGGTTACAGAAAAAGAAATTATAAAAGCTGGCATACACCAGAAATGAACACATACAGGACTAATAATCTCGGAGCTTCGGAATTAAGATCACTTTCAAGAGGCATTTATGAGGAACAAGAACCTAATTATGTTTTGAAAGAGAGGCAAGAAGAACAAACTTTACTTGAAACCAACAATTCTATTAAAATTTTACTTAAAGATTTAAAAAGAAAAAATGAATTAATTATGGAGAACAAAGATGAAAGCAAAGCATAATAAAAAACGAAATACAGCATTTGTTTTCGAAGCTTTGGCTAGAGAAGCTACTGTTTCTATTATTAAAGGAGATAAAGAAAGACAGCAAAAAATTGTCGATATTGTGAGAAAGCACTTCCAACCAGATTCCTTTTTAAGAAAAGATCTTGAATGTTATCGCTCTCTTTACGAAAATCAAGAACTTGAAAACAATATAAGCCGCCAAGTTATTGAAGCTGTTAAGGCTGTTAAAAAATCAATTAACCCAGAAGGCCTCTTCGAACAACAAACTGAATTGATTAAAGATATTAATAAAGCGCTTTCTCCGCAAGTATTTAACAATTTTGTTCCAAATTACAAAACTTTAGCTACAATAGCAAAAATGTTTAATACTTCTTCACCAAAAGAAGGTGTTCTCTTGGAAAACAAGATTGTTGATAACATGAGCAAATCTTCGATTCAAGAAAATATGAAGCCAATAGACAATATTGTATATTCAACTTTTGTTAAAAGGTTTAACGAAAAATACGCCGACGATCTCTTGGAAGAACAAAAAGAGCTTTTGACATATTATATTACTTCTTTTGCTGATAATGCGCTTGAATTAAAAATATATATGAACGAAGAAGTTGCAAGATTAAAAAATCAATTGCAAGAAGCAAAGAAGACTGAAGAAATTAAGAATGATTCTGAGATGATAGAAAAAACTGATAAAGTCATGCAAAAATTGTTATCTTACGAAAAACTACAAGAACCAGCTAATGAACAAGCACTACTAACCGTTTTAAAAACCCAACAACTTGTAAAGGAAATCTACGAAGATGGCAGTAATAATTAATATTGTTCCGAAAGAAGAGCCTATAAAAGTTAGGGTTGGTTCCGAGATTCCAAAAAAGCCAATTCCTTCAATTAAGCTTGATTTAAATATTCGCAAGAGCCTGAATGGGGATTTGATGATTTTTGATCATGGAGATATCGATATTGTTTTATCAGCGAAAAATAATAAAATTGTTGCTTTTCCAAAAGAGACAATGACTGATTTAACATACGGAGCACAAAATAGATTATTTAGCTTTTTGAGAAAAAAGGGCATCGTTATTGCTGAGTCGATTCAAGCCGGCGCCTATTATGGAGCTTTGGAGGCGACTTTAGAAACCCCTTATGACGATCGATTAAACGCTGCCAAAATGGCACTATTAAATATTGATAAGTTTATTGAAGAAGAGCGTCCATACTTTGAAAACATTGAAGCTCAAGTTGCTGGATTTGATGATGAAATTGCAGCCCCGGATAAAACCGATTCGACTGAACTCGGAGAAGTTCCGCAGAGAGTTAAGCAGGGCTCTATCCGACCTGGATATATCCGAGATCCTTACACATTCTCTTATATGTATACTGTTTAGGAGCGCACCATGTCAAATGAAATGAAAATGATATTGGAAAGGTGGGATGGTTACTTGAATGAACAATGGTCAGATTGTCCAACTAACGCATATACTTTGCAAGATATCGCTCTCGGCCTCGTTGGGACTATTGATGATGAGAGGCAAAAAGCTCAAGCCATCCAAGATTTATCACAGAAATTAGGAAGTGATGTTAGTAAAAGACTCGACAAGGTAGAGAATATAACAGCTATATTAGGTGCTGTCGCCGCTTTTACTGCACCCGCTACGGGGGGTGGGAGCGTATTGATAGCTGGCCTTATCTCGGCCGCCACGGCACTGACTGCGAATTTAATTAGCGCTAGTTGGAACAAGAAAATAAATCAAAATAAAACTGAGATTAGACAACTGATGAACCTTTTTTGTATTGATGATGAAACCCTAGATATGATCAGTGATGATATTGAACAAC